TCAGATTGCCTCAACTGGTCGCAAACTCTGCCCCGCCGCCTTCAGGGCGTCGTCCTGGCTGTGCACGTACGTGGCCAGCGTGAATGCCGCGCTCGCGTGTCCCAGCCACGCCGAGATCACCGCGATGGGCACGCCCTGGAGGTGCATGAGCGTGCCGCAGGTGTGCCGCGCGTCGTGGAGGCGCACGCGGTCGATCTTCAGCTTCTTCAGCATCCGGTCCCAGGCGTCCGAGATCCAGGTGGGGTCGTACGGCCGCCCAGCTTCGTCACAGGCCACGTACTCCCCGCCCGCGTACGCCGGGCCCAACGCCACCTTCTCGGCCCGCTGAGCGCGACGTGCAGCCTTCAGCGCCTTCACCACGTCCGGCGGCATCGGCAGGGTGCGGCGCGAACGCTTCGATTTCGGGGTCTCGACCACGACGCCGAGGTCCGGGCCCGCGTACACCCGCGCCTCGGAGATCGTCACCGTGCCGGCCTTCAGGTCGACGTTCTCCCACCGCAGACCCGCGATCTCGCCCCGCCTCAGCCCGTACAGGGCCAAAGTCCACAGGTGCCGCTCCCGGCACTGGTGATCGAGTACGCGCAGCATCTCCGCCTCGGTCAGCGTCCGGTACTCGGCGGCATCGTCGACCGCGATGCGCTCGACCAACGCCGCGACGTTGCGCACGACGTTGCCCTGCTTCAGCTCGGAGTCGATGACCTGCTCGAGCACGCGGAGCATCTTGTTCACCGTCCTGGCCTTGAACGCCCGTCTGCGCCCCTCGACTTCCCCAGCCCGGAGGTCGGTGACCAGCGAGTCCAAGTCGTCCTTGGTGAGTGCCTGCAGCCGCGTCGAGCCGTACCGGTCCCGGACGGGCTGCAGCGCTGTCGCGTAGCCGGTCCGTGTGGTCGCCTTCAGGTTGTGGCGGGATTCCAGCCACGCCTTGCACGCTTGCTCGACGGTGCGCTTGGAGACCGCGACGTAGGTGCCGGCCTGCATCGCGCCCAGCGTCTCGGAGTGGAAGGCCCGTGCCTCCCGCTCGGTGGTGAACGACCGGTTGACCTGGTGGCGTTCACCGGCCGCGTCGACGGGGTTGAGCTTCACCCGCCACCGGTCCTCCAGCTTCCCGGTGCGCCGGTTCGCGACCGCCACCTTCGTGATGCCCCGCGGGAGCTGCTGCCTAGCCATCGGTCGCCTCGACGAGCGAGGATTCCAGCGCGTAGCCCTTAGGTCCCGACACCCAACTCTCCCGCAGCTCCGCTAGATCGCGTTCTCGTTCCTTGAGGAGATCGTGAATCTGCTCCTGCCGTCTCATAGTGTCGCGCACGCGGTCCGGCTCAGACTTCCCGCTCAGCTTCCCTAGGAGACTGGTCGTAAGATCCAGATCCGTCCTCAGCCTGTCCACTTCGAAGGCTGTCGTGACGTAAGCGTGGGCCGCATAATTCGGTGGCACAGGGCCGCTCGCGAAGTGCGAACCGGTAGCCCACAGGGCGGCGCTGATCCCCGGCCACTCAACCCCGGGATACAACTGGACGGGCGTGTCATCAAGGTCGGGGTACACGAGGACCAGCGGCGACACCCCTAGTGCCACTGCAAGTATCGAGATCTCGGCAATGTCGGTGCGACCTCCGCGGATGTTGTTCTCAATCTTCGAGATGGTCACCCGTGGAATCCTGTAACCCAGCTCATCGGTGCGCTTTGACAGTTGCTCGGCGGTGAGCCCTTGTGCGATCCGCGCTCGCTTCACGCCGACTCCTAGTCGGGCGCCGATCTGGTCGCCCCACGTCTCAGCCTTGCCTTCAGTTTTGTTCGCCACAGGCACATTCTGTCACAACTCTCCATGATCGTGCTGGCGCTAGCGAACACGCCCGTGCTACCGTTCAAACGCGAACAAACACCAGATAGATTCCATCATCTGTTCGCCATAGGAACATGGGGTAGGTATGAATGACTGGAAGGGCGTGAGCGGTCAGCTCGGCGGCGTGAGCCGATCGACCGTGTTCGCGCTATGGAAGAGCGGCGAGTTGGCCTCGGTGACGATCCGTTCCCGCCGGTTCAGCACTGACAAGCAGATCGCGGACTATGTGGCACGGCTTGAGGCGGCGGCGTAGATGACCCTGCCCACCACCTCCGTCCGAGACGGAGAGACCGCGGTGAAGCCTGCCCGCAACCGTGAGCGCGCACACCAGATCCTTGACCGCGCTGGCATCACCTGGTCGCAGTCGCAGATCACACGGGCCGTGCGGGCGTACGAGCTGAAGGCTGAGCCGGCGGGGCAAGCGCTCGAGGTCTACCTGCGCGCCTTGCTCATCGAACGCGGGATGCAGCACGCCGCAGCCCGCATCCCCCGTGAGGACCGGGCCCGCGCGACCGTCCACACCGACATCACCGGTGAGACAGCGACCTGGCACTCACACCTCGCCGCACTCGCCCAGGAGGAACCGTGAACAGACCCCAGGAATCCCACTGCGACCTCGGACTCGTCGAGGACGACCACACCGAAGACCTCCGCAAGACGCGGAATGCCCCGGATCACCAGCTTGCAGGCACGAGATCCGAGGCAACCGACCACACCCCACCTAAGGAGCCGATCATGACCAAGTCTACCGCCACCACCCAGACCTCCCCGTGGATCGTCCGCGAGAAGGGCGTCGACACCGAGTGGCTGGCCGACGAGGTGGTCACCGTCGACGGCGACTCCGACACCGGTTGGGTCGAGTTCATCGCCGTCGCCGACCGCGACTGGGGACCGGAGATCGTGACTGAGCTGTGGATCACTCCGCAGCACGGCGCCACCATCAAAATCGGCCACCAGCCTCACCAGTGGCACGCGGCCCTGGACGCGATGACGAAGGTGGTCACCGCGCTCGACGCCGCCTACGCCGAGAAGGACGCTTGACCGGTAGCACCCAGGCCGCCCCCGACCGTGGGGGGCGGTCGGGGGCGTTCAAGTTCAACTGGCTCAAGCAGGTGACCCGGACGCCAGGACTCACGGCCACCCAGCTGTACGCGGCCACCGAGGCATTCAACAAGGCCGACGAGCACGGGCGGGACATCTTCCTGGGGTACGAGTCGCTGGCCGCGACCACCGGCATGGGGAAGACCAGTGCGCGCCTCGCGCTCAAGTCGCTTGTCGACCTCGGTCTACTGCGTCGTACCGCCCGCGGCGGTCGGTCAGGTGATGGCCGCAAGTGGGCATCCGCCTACGAGCTGACGTTCTCGATAAGCATGAGTGCCACTCAGGCTAACCGTGACGCACCCGCCACCGACAGCCCACTGACGGTTGATCCTGTGGAGGAATCCGCCTCAACCGTCAGTGGGCTACCTGTTGAGACCGATGTCAACCGTCAGTCCAGCGTTCCTCAACCGTCAGATCCACACGCCTCAACCGTCAGTGGGCTGCTACCCAATAAACCCGCTCCAATAAATCCGCTACCAATAGATCCGCTCGCTGGGGGCGTTGCGTTAGTAGACACGGGCGCGAGCGCGCGCGAGACCACCGCGATCCGACCCGCCAGCATCTTCGTCGAGAAGAACCAACCCTTCATCCCCGAGGACAAGAAGACCACCGCCCCCCGCTACGCGGAGTGGCAACACCTCCTCCGCCGAGACCTCATCGTCGAACTCGAAGACATCGCGCAACAGATCGTCGACGAGAACAACCTCGCCGGCCTCACCGACCTCGCCGACGACGCCGTGCGGAGCACAGTCGACTGGCTACTCACCGCATACAGCGAATCCACCAGGCCCCAAACCCGCAACGGGATCCACATCTGGTTGATGGAAATCAGGCCTGAGCCCGACGTACCGCTCTTCCAATCCGTGCTCTCCACCCTCCACCGCCGAGCCTCATGAAAGCGCACACCATGACCGAGCACATCCAACTCCCCCACGGGCTCACCGCCACGTACATCACCCACGCCGCGGCAGACGCAGCTGATGGAGAAGACCGTGATGGCCAAGACCGTCAGCCGTCCCTCTTCGGCGACGACTACCTGCCAACCAAACCCCAGCGAGACGGAGACTGCACATGACGGCGAGGCCGTGCATCAGCTGCGGTGACATCATCAACACCGGCACCAGGTGCACATCCTGCACGCCCGCCGAGACCGGACGCGACAAGACCAGCGCCCACTGGAACACCAGCAGGTGGAAGAACCTCTCCAGGCGTCTCCGCGCCGCACAGCCCTTCTGCGACATCTGCGCCGGCACCGCGCACCCACAGGTGGATCATCTGCTCCCCGTCGCCGACTTCCCTGAGCTGACGTACGAGACAGCCAACCTCCGCGTCCTCTGCCGCACCTGCAACGGGCGGCGCGGTGCCAACTACACGGTCGCTGACGCCGAACTCGTCCTGAGTCGCCTTCTAAGCGAGCAAGCACGCACACGCAAGGTCAAGTACCGAAAGCTCATTCCAGTCGCTCAGCGAGCCGTGCAGGCGGCAGGAACAGTGGGGAGGGTGCCCCCCAAGCGCCACGCTCCGCCCGTGGGCAAGGCGCAGAGACCGTTATACACCCCCGGGGGGTATGCGTGAAGGCCGGTCCGAAGGCCGCGGTGGACGCCACAGCGCTCCCGTTTCGCCCCAGGTCGACGGTGGAGTCCGAGCGGTTCCTCGCGTTCGCCGACAAGTTCCTGCGGGTGCCGAAGGGCACCGGCGCGAAGGGGAAGCTGAATCTGCGGGACTGGCAGGTCGACGTCGCCGAGGATGTCCTCGACTCCGGCGCGCGGACTGTCGGCATCATGTTCCCCCGCGGGCAGGGCAAGACGACCCTGAACGCGGCGATCGCGCTCTATCGATTCTTCACCGGTGGTGAGGGCGCAAACGTGGTGGTGGTCGCCGTGGACGAGCGGCAGGCCGGTCTGGCGTTCAACGCTGCTCGGCGCATGGTGGAGCTAAATGAGGATCTGTCGTCGCGGTGCCAGGTGTTCAAGGACAAGCTGGTGATCCCGACGACGGACTCGGTGTTCTCTTGCCTGCCCGCATCGCCGGCCGCTCTCGAGGGTCTGGACTATGTGCTGGCTCTGGTCGACGAGGCGGGTGTGGTGAACCGTGATGTCTTCGAGGTGGTGCAGCTCGCCCAGGGCAAGCGCGAGAAGTCCGTCCTGGTGGCGATCGGTACTCCGGGCCCGAACCTCGACGACCAGGTGCTGCTGTCGCTGCGGGACTACCACCGCGACAACCCCGACGACCGGACGCTGCTGTTCCGCGAGTTCTCCGCCGCCGGGTTCGAGCATCACCCGGTGGATTGCACGCACTGTTGGGAGCTGGCGAATCCCGCGTTGGATGACTTTCTGCATCGGGATGCTCTGGTGGCGCTGCTGCCGCCGAAGACGCGTGAGGCGACGTTCCGGCGTGCCCGGCTGTGTCAGCTTGCCACCGACACCGAGGGCTCGTTCCTGCCTGAGGGTGTGTGGGCGGACCTGTCCACCGGTGCGGCGATCCCACTCGGCTCGGACGTAATCGTAAGTCTCGATGGAAGTTTCAGTGACGACACCACGGCGCTGCTGCTCGCCACCGTCGACGAGGCGCCGCACCTGGACGTGCTCGGCGTGTGGGAGCGGCCGGCTGGTGACGACTCCTATCGGGTGCCGATCGCGGAGGTGGAGGACCGGATCCGGCGGGCGTGCAAGGACTACAAGGTTCTCGAGATCGTGGCGGATCCGTTCCGTTGGACCCGGACGCTGCAGGTGCTCGAGGCGGAACGTCTGCCGGTGGTCGAGTTCCCGCACTCCCCGTCACGTCTGACTGCGGCGACGACGGACCTGTACTCCGCGTGCGTGAACGGCAACCTGTCGCACTCCGGTGACGAACGCCTCGCCGCGCACATCGCCGCGGCGGTGGTCGCGGAGGACGCCCGCGGCTATCGGCTCGCGAAGCGGTCCCGCTCGAGGACCGCCAAGAAGATCGACCTCGCGGCGTGCGCCGTGATGGCCCACTCGCGCGCTACCTGGCGCGCGACCAACAAGCCACGGCGCCGAACGGTCGCCGTAGGGAGGTACTGAACATGACCGACACTCTGACCACTCTGCTGCAGGCCGTCGATGCCCCCGCCGGCCAGTACGCCCGCCTCGACCGGCAGTACGCCGGCAACACCCCGCTGTCCTACCTTGCACCCGAGGCCGCAGCGCTGCTCGGTGACCGTCTGCGGCGCGTCCGCGCGAACATCCCACGCGTGCTGGTCGACTCACTCGTTGAACGCTTGCGCGTCACCGGATTCACCGGAGCCGACGTCTGGGGCGATTGGCTGCGCAACGATCTGGACCAGTTCGCGCCAGTCGCTCACCGTGAGGCGCTGGTGCTCGGCGGGGCCTACGGCCTGGTGTGGGCCGACGCCACCGGCAGGCCTTCCGTGTCCATCGAGTCCGCGCACCAGATGGCCGCGCTGACCGACCCGGCATCCCGTCGCATCACCGCCGCCGTCAAGCGCTGGGAGACCACCACGACGACCGAAGCGACTCTGTTCCTGGCCGACCGCGTGCAGCGCTACCGGGCCAACAGCACCGGAGCGACGACCGCCGGATTCAAGCTCATCGACGAGTTCGACAACCCCCTCGGCGTGCCTCCCGTGGTCAGGTTCACCAACGCCGGCCGCCTGCTCGACACCGACGGTGTGAGCGAGATGGAGGACGTCATCGACCTCTCCGACGCGCTGGTCAAGCTGCTCACCGACATGCTCATCGCCTCGGAAACGTCCGCGCGCCCACGCCGGTACGCCACCGGAATCGAACTCGCCGAGGACGAGGACGGCAACGCTGTCTCGCCGTTCACCGAGGGCACCATGATGCTGCTGTCCGAGGAGAAGGAGGCGAAGTTCGGTGTTCTGCCCGGTTCGGACCTCGGCGGCTACGAGAACGCAATCGGCGTCATCATGCGGCAAATCTCCGCAGTGTCCGGGCTGCCCGAGCACATGCTCGGAATCGGCGGCGACAACCCGACCAGCGCCGACAGCATCCGAGCGTCCGAAGCAGCGCTGACCGCCCGCGCCGAGAGCAAGCAGGCACTGTTCGGGCGGACGTGGGAGGAACTTACACGCCTGATTGTCGGTGTCCGTGACGGTGCCGATCCTCGGTCGGTCGACGTGCGGGTGCAGTGGGCCGACCCCGCCACCCGCTCCGAGGCCCAGGAGGCCGACGCCGTCACCAAGCTATTCAGCGTGGGCCTGCTGCCGGCGAGCTACGCCCTCAAGAAGCTGGGCTATACCGACGCGGAAGTCGACGAGATCCACGCCGCCCGGGCCCGCGACAACATCGCCAATGCGGACGTCTCGCAGTTGTTCGGTGGCGCGGCATGACCCCGGACGAGCTTGCCGAGCAGTTCGAGTTGTACGTCGACCAGCTCGGCGACAAGCTCTCCGTCGCACTCATCGCCGCGTACGAGCAGTGGCGGGCCGGCACGCTCACCACCGCGGAGTTCGAGCAGGTGTTCATCCAGATGGTCGGCACGATGAATGCCTACGCCCGCACCGGCGCGGACTGGCTCGGCAGCATCTACCTGGCGTCCACGCCGAAAGGCACGACGCTGGTCACCGTCGCGAGTGAGACCGCGCGCCTCGCCGACGCCGCGGCCACCCTCGTCGCGCTGCTCGACACCGCCGACGACCTGAAGACCCAGCTCGACCGGATCGGCCACAACGAGCCCACCGAAGCCGCTCAGCAGCAACTCGTCCACACCTACCGTGGGCACGGTGCCCACGGTTACCGTCGCCGACTCAACGCCGGTGCATGCGAGCTGTGCACATGGCTCGTCAAGGCCCACCTCGACCCCGAGGGCATCGGATACGTCTACCCGACAGGGAAGTCGTTCCACCGCCACACCGGGTGCCGATGCACACCAGTCCCCGCAACCCGAATCGAAAGGACAGCAGCATGACCGAACAGCAGACCACCACCGAGGAAACCCTCCAGCAGACGGAGGGTCAGGATGGGGTAGACCAGACCGACCCCACCGAAGGGGGTACGCCAGACGAACACCCTTCAGACGAGCAGCCCAACGGCGACACGTTCCCGCGCACCTACGTCGAGCAGCTTCGGCAGGAGAACGGCAAATACCGGCAGGACGCCCGCGACGCTGCCGCGCGCGCCGACGGCCTGGCTCAGCGGCTGCACACCGCGCTGGTGGCCGCTACCGGAAAGCTGGCAGATCCCACCGATTTGCCGTTCGACACCGCCCACCTGGAGGACGATGGGGTGCGCCTCGCGCAGGCCATCGACGACCTCCTCAGCAGCAAGCCCCATCTCGCAGCCCGGAAGGTCAGCGGCGACGTGGGCCAGGGCCGCAACAGTCCCTCCAGCTTCTCCCTGCTGGACGCAATGAAAGGAATCCGATGAGCGACTTCACCGATAAGCAAGCCGAGGCGGCCAACGCCATTCTTGACGCCATCATCAAGAAGGCGCCAAGCGGCAACAGCCTGGATGGCCTCGCGCAGGCCTACGCGCTCGTCTCCCAGCACCCGCCCAAGAGCGGTGAAGGGCGCTCGGGCCGCGCAGTAACAGGTTAGGTACCCCAGGAGGGTATACACTGAAGGGGTCGCATCTGGAATGCGGCCCCTTCAGCGTCCTGGCGGCGCGGGTGAACATCTCCCCGAATCTGCCCCAGGAGGCGACCATGACCACCCAGACCACCGCAACATTCCCCACTCTCCAGCAGACCGAGATCCAGAACTTCCTCGTAACCCCGGTGGAATCCGCGAGCGTCTTCCTCGCATCGGGCCCGAAGATCATCGACACCAACGGGCCGATCCGCATCCCCCGCCTCGCATCCGGCGCGACCGTAGGCTTCGTCGCCGAGGGCGCACAGATCCCCGAGAGCGGCGTCGGCTTCGACGAGGTGTCCATGCTCCCGAGCACCCTCAAGAGCCTGAAGGTCATCTCCCGCGTCACCTCCGAGGTGCTCCGCAGCTCCGCGGTCAGCCTCGACGGGATCCTCAAGCAGCGCCTCGTCTCCGACACCGCCACCGCCCTCGACAACGCGCTGTTCACCGGCACCGGCACCTCCAACACCATCAAGGGCCTCCTCGCACAGAGCGGCGTCGCGACCGGCACCCTTGACGCCACCGAGCCCGACTCCCTGCTCGACGGAATCGGCATCGCCCGCGCGAACGAGGTTAAGCCCAATCGATGGTTCCTCAGCCCCGCGGACTACCTGTCCATCAGGAAGATCAAGGACACCGCGGGACGCTACATCCTGCAGCCGGACCTGACCGCTGTCGGTCAGGAAGTCCTGTTCGGTGTGCCGGTCACCGTCACGAGTCGCATCCCCACCGGCAAGGCAGCTCTCGCCGACATGTCGCTCGTGGCGGTCGCACGTGACGTGGCCCCGTCGGTCACCATCGACAGCTCGCGCTACTTCGACACCGACGAGGTGGCCCTGCGCGTCGTCGCCCGCTACGACCTCGCGCTGCTGCAGCCCAAGGCCGTGACCATCCTGACCGCGACCCCGTAGTCATGACCGTCACCGGCGCACAGGTCGCCGCCTTCCTCGGCCAGAGCGATGACGTTCAGCTCGTCGCTCTGGCCGACCAGGCGGCCCAGGTGGTGACCGCGATGGCGCGGGCGTACGTGCGCGATGAAGGCTTCACCGGCACCGAGCCGAACGACCAGATCGCGGCCGTCATCACCACCGCCGCCGCCCGCCTAGCCGTCCACCCCGAGCAGCTGGCAACCGATGTGGGCAGCGTGTCCGTGCGCGGCGGGTTCACCGGCTGGACCCTCGCCGAGCTGTTCGTGCTGAACCGGTACCGGAAGCGGGCGATCTAATGCTGTGGCCGCACCGCATCCGCGTCACCTACTCGACCCCGTTCGACCCTCCGCAGTACAACGAAGACGGAAACGAAATCTACGACGAGGTCGACAAGGTGGTGCCCGGCCAGGTGGTCCCGCTCACCGGCGGCACTCGCACCGAACTCGGGCACGCTTACACCGAGACCAGGTATCAGATGCTGCTGGCACCCGCGCTAAGCCTGCCGCTCAAGTCGGTGGCGGTCGGCTACGAGTGGAACGGCGTCCAGCTCGATCCCGAAGGCGCACCCGAGCGGCACATGCTCGGCGGGCGGCTTCACCACTACGAGGCGGTATCCAAGAGCCTCACCTAG